AACGATCTACTTTTTGCAGATTAAGTCTGTGTTTATTAATTTTAGTAGCAGTGCTAACCTTTTTGTTTGTACTTTTTTTTGTTACAGCATCAATTCCTCTTTCTTCATAAATAAATTTCTTATGGTCAAGTAAACTACCGATATTTCTTTTTGACCAAAATTCATATTGATATTTAACTTCTGAATCAGGTTGACCGGTAATTGTAATAACCACAGGCAATAACATACCTTGGCTTGGAGTCTTTGAAGCTTGGTCGATATATTCTTGAAAGCTTAGAGTTTTGGAAAAATTATTGACTATTCCATTGTAATCTTTTGGCTCTATATACTCACTGCATCTTATTAAAACTCGTATACAAGATACTTGAGATGTATGACTCGGAGTAGAATAAGCCACATAATCAAAATCTTTAAGCTCTTGTTCTAGTTTTAATTCTAGTTGCTCTATCCCTTCAGGATATTTATCTATATCTAAAACAAGCAATGATCTAAATTGAAGATTCTTATTATTTCGCTGTGCCGGTTCAAAATGGCCTCCGACAAAATAAGGTAGATTAGTTTTTTTCTCTATTGAAACTACTTGCTTTATAGCCTCCAGATGATCCAATTCAACTATCTTGTTATTGTCATAAACAAATTTAAAAGTTTTCTCATCACGTTTTCGGTTATCGTATCCGACAATATGTTCCTTTGGTTTTAAAATAAAATTATTAATGAATTCATCCCAATTAATTTCCTCGTTTTGGACTTCCTTGGTTCTTACATTTTTGCCAAAGCTAATTAGTACCTGATTAGTTGTTACTTTTTCAGTTTGTATATTGTCTCCAATGGAGTCGTTTTGTATTGATACGTCTATAGTTTGTTTATTCATATTAATGAACCTTTTTTTAATTGTTAAAAAAGCCTTTAATAGCGACTAAACAACAACTGCTAATTATCTTATGAGGTCAAGCGAGTAAAAAATTCTCCACTTCCCTTAAAATATGCTATAATGATACTTAAGAAATAACTAAAAAACTTGGTGGGTCTTGTAGTTATTCCTGTATATCTCATTGTTGCTAGTCATTCTTAATGGCTTTGCTAGCTCTGCCTTTCTCTGCCGCTTGGCAGAAGAAGGAGAGCTGCTGAAAATTATATTACCATACATTCTCGAGTCTAGACCCTTTCTTGTATTTTTTTGCTTTTGCTAGGACACTACTAACGGCTCATTATCAGGGGAAACGCTTTGTATTTTACCTCCTGAGTTTTTTTTGTGATATTTATCATATGTTCTGGCAAATTTAGGATCTTTTTCGCTTTCTACTAAAACTAGCTGCTTGCATCGTTGAACATATATCTCAAGATTATCTACCGCTTCCGATAGCCGAGTTAAATGCCTAGTAACTACGGACTTTTGCTTTTCTATGTTGAACCTAGCAATCAAATAATTATTGTTGTCTCCAAGATTGCTATTTAAGAGCCAATAACGGATCTCAAGCAAATCTCTAGTATTATCCAGATCGTCAATAAGGTTGTATAGATTGCTTATATTCTGCTGTATTTCCTGATTCATCAAAAACCTCTTTAAAATGGTATTTCGTCACTAACAAGCTCACCGGTACTTTGTATATTACTCGTTGAACTAATCGTAAATTTACCGCTTCTCTCGTCCATATACTCGCTATATTCAGCATGATCGGGCGTCAGTATGGTTTTAATCTCGTTACGAGGTTTATAACCTTTGTCATTAATGGTAATCTCCGCTAGGCATACTAGGTTATCTAAGTCGGCAAAGCTCTTAATCTGTCTCTGTTTTTCTGCCTCTGGTGATTTGTCCTTAGAATGCAAGCCGTGAGCAGAGTTAAGTATTGCTCTAATCATACTCCTACCGATCTCAGCGTATAGCGGTGATTTATCACTATGAAGACCGATATTGCTCCAGACCTTTCTATTCTCATATTCCCCACCTAAGATCACGAATTCGCAGGCAAGGTATATGCTAGTGCCTGCTTTACTTAATGTAGCGTAACCGTCCGGCCATTCTTTCGTAACGTGATTGCCTTTTTTAAGTATTAGCCGAACCTTTGCTATTGTTTTATTAGATATTAATTCGTAAGACATCTGATCTTCAGCATCGTTAAAGTTATTCCATTTACTCATTGTTTTCCTCTATTAATTGGTTGATAAAATTTTCACTACCTTTCTTAAGCGTAGTAGCTGCTTCCGGAGTAAATACCATTGCATCTATTAGCGAGGCCCTTGCCTCTGCTTCGATGATCTCGTTGATAATCAACTTAGACGGCTTGGTTTTACGTACAGTTTCATAGCTAAGACCAACGGCTTTAGCTGCTGCTACTAAAGATTCACCTTGCCTTGAACATTCCCCCAGATCTGGGGGAATGTTATCGTTCTTTAGATCATTCCTAGCCCCTTGTCTTGCTTTAGCCTGAACTTGTTCTGTTTTTTCCATCTCAATAGCAAGTTCAGCTTTTTGAATGTTAGTAAGATTTCTTCTGCTAAACTGGTTATTGATCATCCATAGCTTTACGTCCAGTTCGGTTTCTAGCTCCATCTTTTCTATTATGTTGAAGCTTATGCTGTGCTTAATGCAAATAGCATATCTATGGTGTCCATCTATTATAGTATTGTGCCATACCACCAGCGGATCACGGCATCCCTCAAGTTTTAAACTATTTTCTAACCCAACTAATTCTTCCTGACTTAATTGAGGAATTAATTGTTTAAATTCTTCATTAATTTGCAAGTGCATCATCTTGTACTCTTTTATTAGTTAATATTTGCTTTTCAATTTCAGTAAGCTTGTTTTCAGTTTTGTTTCTAGTTCTAGCTCTTCTATTGTTGGAATTAATACAACTTCCTAAATGTAGCTCTATTCTCATCATCTTCCTTAACATCGCTCCTATGGGTTAAAGCATCAAAGTCTCGTAGGTACAAAATTGCCTGTGTCATCGAGTCAACGAGGTCTTTTGACTCCCCGTTTGGAAAAGTTATCACTGTTTCTAAAAACTCTTCGGCAAAAGCCTCGAGCCTTTCAGAGTTTTTCTCTTCAGTCGGCAAATAAATAAGCCCGCACTCAATAAACGGCGCTGCTCTCTGTACTCTTGCATTCTTATCGCCTTTTGGGGTGTAGCCTCTAGCAGGAATCCCTCCAAGCCTTAAATCTCGAATTAACGGATCGCCCGTTGCCTTGGCTTCTATTAGACAAAAATCAACAGTTCTTTGAGCAGGCATTGGATTCTTATGCTCACCTATATCCTTATAATCTTTGCTTAAGCGCTGCGCTCTAGCTCGCAGCTCCGGGTAGCCTACTCGGTCACGCCAAGTAGATAAGAGTATCATCTTAAATAACTCATCCTCGGATTTTTCACCCCATACTCCCCAAGTAGTACAAGCAGAATACGCAGCTGTAGGCTCATCAGAGATTGCCGTATCCCAGCTTTGCAATATGTAATCAAATTTAGGCTTAATCGGACTAGTCCAGTGCTTAAACCACTTTTTCTTGATTATCCCGCCGCCGATAGGGGAAGGTCTTTGCTGGCATTGCCCAGCATATCCATAAGAGCCGAGTGATCGTTTAAATTCATCGACTTGTTTTTTAGGAAAACGTAAGTCATTAAGCACTTCTCCTTCTTTGCCTCTTGGGTCTTCCCACATAATTTGATTTTTGCCGAGAGGTACTGTTATACACTTCCGTTTCTCTTCAAACTCTAGCGGTAGCACCAACTCTACCCATTCATCCTCGCTGTCGTTCTTTCGGATATAACCGGTTAAATCGTTCTCATGTGTTCTTTGCTGGACAACTATTCGGCAGTCATTAGCCGGGTTATTTGAACGGGTAGACATTCTCTGCGTCCACCAGTTAATTACGTTCTGGCGTTTTACTTCAGATAAGTCCCCCGGGTCGTTAGGGTCATCAATGATAATGATTGAACCGCCTTTACCGACAGTTTTAGATACTACGCTTGTTGATTGCCTATAGCCTGTTTTTGTATTTTGAAAGAAGCTTTTAACGTTCTGGTCTTTTAGAAGTGGGAATCTATACCCCCAGTTATCCTGATACCAGTTGCTTTCGAGTAAAGCTCTGTTTTTCTGCGCATGCTCAAGGCTTAAACCATTTGTACAGGATACGCATAAGAAACGCTCAGCAGGGTTATGTATCCATACCCATGCAGGAAAAGCTACCGATATTAAATTGGTCTTGCCCGTGCGAGGCGGAACGTTAATAATCAGCTTCTTTATTTGCCGCGCGTAAACCGCTTCTAAATGCTCGGCTATTGCCCTTATATGCCAGCTATCAACATAAGGCATATTACCTTCCATA